GAAGACCACGAACATAAGCGCATCTCTGCCATCAACCACCTTCGAAAACAGAAGAAGACCATCAAGGCGACAGGCGACCTAGCAATGCTGGTGCGGGACTACGTACACAGCGCGGTGCAGGACGGGGATTTGACCCCATCGCTCGCAGAGGGCCTTCGCGCACAGGAAATGATTGACCGACGCCAGGAAAAGGGCGCAGATCGTGAGGTTGCACTGCAACTTGCAGGCATCTTGGGCGGCGGCGCTACCTACCAGATTATTGAAGCGACAGAAATCAAGCCATTAGGGGTCGGAGAATCGGAGTCATGATTGCGTTCCGCAGCCTTATTGGGATTTCTACTCGCAGTAAGCCTTGTTCTTCCAAGAATTGCTCATGCAAACCAGCAGGAAATCTGGTGCGGGGGAACGAATCCGTACACGGGGGAATGGCAACTATGGGGTCCATTCTGGTGGGCGGACGAGCCAGCCGACGAACTGTGGGTGAGGCTGTGCTTGCCAAATCGACCATGGGATCCGATTCCGTGGGAACCGAACCCAACGCCGAGCGCGAGTGTGGAGCCTAGCCTTGAGCCGACACCAGAGCCTACACCCAGCCCGACGCCTGAGCCGACGCCAGAGCCAACACCAGAGCCGACTCCGACTCCGACTGAAGAACCGACGCCAAGTCCTACGCCAGAACCGACTCCTACTCCGACGCCTGAGCCAACGCCACAGCCAACTCCAGAGCCTACGCCAGAGCCTACCCCAACTCCAACTGTAGCTCCAAGTGAGCGACCATCACCAACTCCAACGCGAACTCCAGATCCTAGTCCAGAACAAAGTGGAACGCCGACTCCAAGCGCGAGTCCAAGCGAAGAAGTCACTGCGAGTCCTGAACCAGTTCCAAGCCCTAGCGTGGCTCCTGATGGGCCAGCGGACGCAGTAGCGGAAGCGGTAGGAGAGGCAGTCGCAGCAATCTCAGAAAGCATTGGGGAAGCGGTCACTGCGGTGACCACCCTAGGAAAAGATCTCTCGGTCGAGGAGAAGAAGCAGGCTCAACCAGTTGCGGTGGCAATCATCGTAGGCCAGGTAGCCCAAGCAGCAGCGGCTGCTGTCGCAGCCTCCAACACAGGGAGAAATAAGAAGTGATTACAAGAATTATTAACGATCTAGTCGGTGGGTCTTGGACGATCCTCGGACTTCTCTTCGCAGTCGTGGTGCTACCAGAAGGGGCAACACGAGACACAATGGCATCAATCTTCACGGGGTTGACACTAGTATGGTTCCTGACGGGACCACTACGCTGGAAGGATTAACGAATGCAGTATCGGGTCAAGTCGCAACTCTACGCTGACGCTGAGGCACAGCAGAAGGGCGCCAAGCAGGTGCTGGATGACTGCACCTGGTCATCGTGCGCCGCCGCAGTCTCGTGGGCTTCTGGCTACACGGTCGACTACACCGCTGCCCAAGGCGTTGCCGCGTTTGAGAAGGCGACTGGCCGCAAGGATAAGCAAGGCGTCAGCGATGCTGGCGGTTCCCTCAAAGAGGCTGCTCAGACGGTTGCGGTACTCGGTGGACATGCTCGCTACGCAAAGTCGTGGGCTGATGCCGTCACCGCTGCCAAGGCTGGTGCCGCACTGATGGTGTGGGTGCAGCAGCCTGTCGGCTACCCAGCAGGCGTAGCGATTAGCAAGTGGCACGACGGCTGGCGACGCTACTGGACCAAGAAAGACGCCAAGAAGATTACTGATGGCTATGGTCATATGACTTCCGCTGGCTGGTGTGCAGACCACGGCTGGCAGTGGGCGTGTCCTACTCGTGACGAGAAGGTTGCCGCCGAGAAGTTTGGCGTACCAGTTACCGAAGAGCAGCTCAAGCAGATTGCCAACAGCAAGGTCAAGGCAAAGAAGGTCGCAGTCGACTACAAGTGCCTGCTCATCGTCACGCACCCTGGCAAGGTAGCCGCCCCAGTCGCAACTCCAGTGGTCGCGCAGGTAGTCCCCACAATCAACGTAGAGGCACCTAGGAAGCCCGTAGAGGCTCCAAAAGTAGAATCTAGTACTAAGACACCATCCCAGTTGGATGTTGCGGTAAAAGCCCTAGAAAAGGTCGACTGGGCATCAATCGGAGCAAAGGGTCTGGCTCTGGCAGGAAGCGCGGCTGAGGCCGCCAAGAAGGAGAAGACCACCGTGGGTAAGATTAGCGCATGGTTTAAGTACATCGCAGACAACAGCAAGATTGACGAGATGATTCTTGACGCGGTTCGGACATTCCTGACCGTCAGCATCTCGGTTGCCCTTGGATTGGGCATTCCGCTCCTAGACATCAACGGGGGAGACTTCCGTCTGGTGCTCTCCGCTGGACTCGCTTCGGCGCTCCAGGTTATCGTGAAGGCGCTTGATCCAAGCTCCACGGACTACGGCGTTCAGAAGAAAAAGTAATGCCCGACAAGTGGGTCTATGTCGGTGGAACATTTGATCTGTTCCACTCTGGACACATCAACTTCCTCAGCAAGTGCGCGGAGTACGGCAAGGTAATCGTTGCCCTCAACACAGACCAGTTTGCTGCTCGGTATAAGCGGCGACCAATCCTCTCTCTGGCAGAACGCTACGATGCGCTGGATGCGTGTCGATTCGTGGACAAGGTTGTCGTCAACATTGGCAACGAAGACAGTTGGGTCACCATTGACGCAATGCCGCGTGATTGCACAATCAAGTACATTGCCCACGGCGATGACTGGACTGGCAATAGCCTTCTGACCCAACTCAACATCAGCCAGCATTGGCTAGACACCAAAGATATCGAGATGTTGTACATTCCATATACCGCTGGCATCTCCACCAGCGACATTATAGGGAGAATCAATGGCGAGCATCACCGTCGTGGTAACTGCTCATGCGGACTCGGAGAACCTTGTTCGTATCCTGGAGCTGCTGGGCAAGCAAACCCAGAAGCCTGATGAAATCATTGCTCTCTGCTCTAAGATTAACCTTGAGGGCGTTTGGCAGCGGTTTCCGTGGGTCAGGTTCTACGAAGAACCCAACCTCAACGATTGGGGTCACGACAAGAGGGCCAAGGGGCTTGACCTGGCGACATCTGAATACACCGCGTGGTTCAATCACGACGACTCCTACGACCAGACCTTCATCCAAGAAATGATGGAATCTGCATCAGGTGGCGCAGATGTGATATACTGCGGCTGGAGCAAGAACCACACCCCGTCCTTTGCTCTTGGTCAATCCACTTCTGGCAACTACATTGCCAAGACCAGCTACGCTCGCAAGGCTGGCTACACCGACCGCCACTACGAAGCGGACGGCACCTTCATCAATCGACTGGCCGCACTTAGCGGCAAGATTGAGTTCGTACCCAAAGTCCTATATTCCCACAATGAGGTGAAGTAATGCCCAAGAGTGCTGCATGGCAACGCAAGGAAGGCAAGAATCCGCAGGGCGGATTGAATGCCAAGGGTCGTGCGTCCTACAAGGCGCAGACTGGCGGCACGCTGAAGGCTCCAGTCAAGAGCGGAGATAATCCGCGACGAGCCTCTTTCCTCGCCCGTATGGGCGGTATGCCTGGTCCTGAGCGCGACGAGAAAGGTCGACCGACGCGCTTGCTCCTTAGTCTTCAGGCTTGGGGCGCCAGCAGCAAGACGGATGCCCGTGCAAAGGCAGCCGCGATCAGCAAGCGCAACAAGGCTTGAAGCAACTAGCCAATGAGGTTGCGGTCGATCTGGCTCGTGGTCGCTCTGACATCGAGTTCTTTGCTCGCAGGTGGCTTGGCATCCAGGGCAATCCTGGACAGGTTGCATGGTGGAAGTCCTGCTCCGAGCGCGATGAGTCTGGGTACCGACCGAAATACATCACAACAGTTGTATCCGCTGGGAACCGTGCGGGTAAAACGATGGCAATGGCGGTGGTCTGTTTCCACCACGCCTTGTACAAACTGGGACTTCCAAACCCGAAATATGGTGATCCCAAGTCCCACCTTGCATGGCTAGACTCTCCCTATGACTGGTTCCACATTGGTATCCAGCAGGAGACCGCAGAGCTAGTCTTCCGAGAGATTGAGACCATCCTCACTGGCCAGCACCCCGCCCAAAAAGGTCGTGGTTGTCCCATGGTCACAGAACTTGGTAAGATCGTAGAGACCACCAAGAAGTATCGCGGTGAGTATCCGTGGATCAAGTTCAATCCCATCGTCGGTGGGGCAAGCATCCACTTCCGCACCACACAGGATCGAGCAAAGGCTCTCCTTGGTAAGGATATGAACGGCATCTCCTTTGACGAAGCGGCGTTTGAGCCGCACTTGCTGATGATCTACCAAGAGGTACTGAACCTCCGACGACTCTCCACTGGCGGACCACTCCACTTCATTGGAACGCCGACCGAGGGGTTCAACGAATACGCAGATCTGTGGGAGAAGGGCAACCCCGACAACCCAGCCCGCGACAACAAGTTCATCTCGTTCCGATTGTCCACTCGTGACAACATCGGCTACGGATTGACCCAAGAGAACTTTGATGATGTTGTTCGCCAACAGGCTGAGTACCTCATCCCACAGAACATTGACGGATTCTTCATTGAGGCACGAGACGCATTCTTCTGGTCTCAGTCCATTCAGGCAGTATTCAAATCAGGAGTCGCAGAGTTAGGCCCGACACGTCACCATAAGTATGTCCAGGGTGTAGACCCAGGGATTTCACATGACGCAACGTGGGCGATTACACTCGACATTACTGACAGAAAACTCCTTCGCGGCACGCGGATTAGAAAGCGTGGCGGCAAGCAGAGCATCTCTGCCGTCGTGAACATGGTCCGCGAAGGACATCTCCTCTACCAACAGGACGGTGCGTACTGCACCACCATCGTCGACTCCACAGGACTCGGTGGACGACTATTTCAGCAGGAGTTCAGCATCATCCGTCCGCTCCGAGGGTTTGACTTCGGTGGCACCAAGGCGAAGAAGGTGGAACTCCTCAATGACTTGAAGGCGGTCCTAGACAAGGGACAAATCGAACTGCCAACTGGCGGTGCGTGGGATGAGATGCGAAGGCAACTCCTCACCTACAAATTGGATGATAAGAAGCTGGAGCAAGATGCAGTGATGGCACTGGCCATTGCTGTGCGACACGCTTTGCGAAACCCAGAGAAGCCCGTGAACGATCCAGTGTTCACATATTTTGGAGTGAGTGACTGATGGCCGACAAGGTACGAAAGATCCCCGCAGCGTTCGAAGGAACGCGGGCGATTCCAGCGCAGTACACGACTGACCCTGATATCGCCACGCCTGAGCAGATTGCTTCTATTGGCACTGCGACCGAGAAGGCACGCAAACTAGCCAAGGGTCAGCGTATCGTTGCGGCTGCCGCTGCTGGCAAGCCAATTGCCACCGCTCCAGTCTTTACGAACATCAGCATCAACAAGCAGGGTTCGGTCAAGGGTCAGGCAAACCAGTCAATCGCTGGCGGTGCTGGCATTGGCATCAACGACCCATCCATCACGGCACGAAACCGCGCTTCTACGCGCATCAAGCCGAACTTTGAGAAGCTCACCCTTGGCGAACAGGCTTCCGTCAAGATGTCCGAGACCTCACTCAGCGGACAGGGGATTGACCCAAGCAAGGACGAGGCACACCTGCTTCTCCAGGAAATCCTTGGTCGCAAGCAGTTGGTTGAGCCAGAGCAGAACCGACTGCGCTCGCTCTTCCGCCGCATGGACAACCTCTATCACCCAGAGACCATCACCCTTGGCGGTGCTGACCACTGGGCAGATGATCCAAGCGCACGGCTTGCTGGTCGAGCGCACGTCTCGGTCAACATCCACCACGCCTATGTCCAGATCCCAGCCTCTATCCAAGCGGTGCGACCAGTCGTCAACTATGTTGCCACTGGACCAACGACTGAAGAGCGCGACGCCGCACAACTGCGCGAGCGACTTTACTTCCGCTGGTGGGATGCCAACGAGATGGACTTGCTCCACGAGCACGCTGCGCTTCTCAAGGAACTCTACGGCCATACGGCGGCTAAGGTCTTCTGGGATCCAGTTGCGGAACTTCCAAAGGTCAGCGTCATTGAGCGACCAGAGAACCTCTACCTTGGCTTTGGCGACAGCGACTTCAACCGCCTAGACTGGGCGCTCTACTGCTACGGTATGTCACCACAGTCAGTCCAAGAGGACTACGGCGTAGATGTCATCCCTGTCAAGCAGGGCGACAAGTATTTCCCATACACGACTCGTGGCACACACGACGATCCAATCGGCAATGTGTGGTCCAACACCTTTGAGCGCAATCCGCTCCGCCGAGAGACTGCCTACGAGCAGATGCAGGTTGAGGTCTACGACTACTGGTACAAGGTACCAACCAAGCCAGGCAAGGCTCCACTTGTGTACAACGCCATCTTTGTCGGCAACTCGCTGGTAAAGAACGACGCGCACCCTGAGTATCAGGGACAGATTCCGTATGTCCACCTTCCAAACGGCAAGATCCCTGGTAGCCCATACGGTAAGCCAGCACTCTACGATGCCGAGCAGTTGCTCCGCGAGAAGGACGAGCGAGTCACCGCTATGGCGCAGATGATTCAGTCCATCGTTGGTGGGCAGATGTGGCAGCTCGTTGGACCAGAGGCTCCTGATGAGGTACCGCCAAACGCGCTACCAAAGCCAGGTCGCGTCGCAACCCCTGGACCTGGCAACGAACTCCGTGCCATCCAGCCGTTCATCCCGTCGTTCCAGATTGAGCAGTACATCGGTCGTATCGACCGAGAACTTGCTGTGGCAACGGGATTGAACGACCTGCTCCTTGGTCTCGCACCCGCGCAGGTACTTGGTTCGTCACGAGCCATTGCCGCGCTTATCGCGAACTACGAAGCACGCCTTGCTCCGAAGCGCAAGGTGTTCTACCAGTGGATGCGACAGGTCTGGGAGATGTGCGCCCGTATTTGGGAAATCAAGAACCCAGCCGTTGCAGAAATCGTTGGCGGCCAGTACCGCATTGACATCGTTGCGCCAGAACTGACGCCACGAGACACGCTGGAACTTGCCAGCACCGCGATCAACCTGGTCCAGAACCGACTGTGGAGCGCCGAGCGTGCCATGGATCGAGTGGGTGTGGAAGATCCGATTGGCGAGAAGGACCTCATCCGCGATGAGCAGACTGATGCCACGCTAAACCCTGCGTCCGTCGCAACGATGGCACAGGTGATGCAGCAGATGCAGCAGATGCAGATGCAAGGACAAGCCCAGCTCCAGCAGCAGGCAATGATTACCCAGGAACAGGCCGCTAATGCCCAGCGCACGATGCAGCAAGGCGTTCCTGGGAGTCAGTCGCTAAACCAGCCAGAGAATCAGGCGCAGTTGCCGCCAGAGGCTCTGCCAGAAAACGCCGCCGCGCCAGGGGAAGAGAACCTTATCCCAGCGCCGACTGGCACCAATGAGGTACCTGCATAATGGCACGACGAGGACGATTCACCAGCCCAAATTCGGGCGGACAGAACCTTACCGCGCTGATTACTAGCCTCCTGCGCGAGCGAAACTCCGCAGAGGAGCAGGCGTTGCTCAATGCCTATCGAACTGGAACTGCCTACAACGGCGCGGTACCGACCGCAAATGACATTCAGGCGTTCTACGATCAGTGGGCATCGGCATCTGGCTACACCCCAGGATCACTTGAGTATCAGGCAATCTTCCAAAAGAAGTCCGACCTAAATAACTACGACCTCAAGAAGCAGTTTAATGCGTTGATCTCCACATTCAATACGACCGATGGGTCAAACTACCAGGACATCATTGACTTCCTTGGTAATGAGGCGCAGACTTCTACCGATCCAAATGACATCTCGGATTACGCAAACTCCATTGAGACAACGACAAACGCCTATTTGAAGTACCAAGGCCAGAGGCTTATTCGAGGAGAGCTGACTGCTGCCGAGTACCAGAAGATTACGCTTGAGTCGCTCAAGGTTCTAGACCCAGACAGCACCGCCTACAAGAACGCAGTCTATGATGCCTTCCAGTATGAGTGGAACGCAGAGGCAACTAAGTGGCAGAACCGCGTCAAGGCTGGGACTGCGACAAGCGGACAGTTTAGGTCTTGGGCGAACAGCTTCAAGAATCGAATGGTTGGCTCTGGCATCTCTAAGGACAGCGACCTGTATACCTCAGTTGGGGCAAGCATTTCCCAGGCTGGTCTAGCCGTTGGGGATAGCCCAACAAACACGCGACTCAATAAAACACTAAACACTCTTAACAACGTCTTTAATCTTGCCAAAACAAAGATTGGCGGCGTAGAAATCCCCGTAGAAGACATTATGAGCGGTTCGGAAAATGTCCTTAAGAATTTGACTAAGAATCCAGACCTTATGGGCCTGTATGCCGAATGGCTTGATAGCAACAGCTCGTCAATTGACCCGTCGCTTATTGCCCTTGGTATTACCGATGGGGCAAGTTTCCGACAGTGGTTTGAGGACACTCTAGATAGCGGAATGACTGACGCTCAGGCGGTTGAGGCTGCTGGCGGTAAGGCCAACTTTGACGACTGGGCTGACACTGCAAGAAGTAACGGCTCATTGACCACTTTTGACGAGTTTGCAGTTGTTAGCAGCAAACACGCACGCGATGTTGCTAGTGCCAATGGTGATGATTCGCTTATTGACTTCTATGACAATGAGTATAGGAAGTTCCTTGCCGAACCTGATCCCAAAGCGGCAAAGTCCTACTACGGAGATCGACCATCACTTAGGGGTCTTTACCCAGAACAATTTTCCGTTGTGCAGAACGAAGCAAATGCAATGAACGGTTCGTATGCAGAGGAGTCACTAACCCTAACTGGAGCACTTAACGGCGGAGAACCAAGATGGTCAGATATTCCGTTGACTATTGACGCCGCAGCAGCACTTAGTTCTGGTGCCGCTGTCAAAGTCTGGAATAAAGAGACTGGCCAATTTACCACTGAGCCTCCACGAGCGGCTGGTGCTGCACAGGGTTCTTACCAGTATGTCAGCTTCACTGTTCTTCCCGACGGAACAAAGGTTCCGTCAGTTGTCTCCGTTCTTGGAAAGAAAACTGTTTCATCAACTGATGGAGTAACGTTAACTGGATATATCTTTGAGTTGCCAAATGGAAAGACTTATGGAGTTAATCCATCTGGCGATGCCTACGAGTTGACTGGTTCGGTTCCAGTAACTGGTGCCGATTATGAAATTGATGACTTTGCTGATTTCGGAACTGCCACAACGGATGGGAGACTTCCACTCATTGACACGATTCCTTTTATTCGACAGGGTGCTAATGCTGGAGCGTTCAGACCAGAGGACCGAGAGGCTCGACGAGCTGCGCTTACGCAGTATGGCGTAGATGCTGCCGACCTTGACGCTGCCGCAGAACTGGCGCTGACGGTGGCAGCAGGACTTGACCGAACGGCGAGGGCAGGAATTGAGGCCGCGTCTCAGGCGCTTACTGCTGAGTCAGTCACAATTCGTGCAACCGCACTTGAATCATCGGCGTCCAATGTGGACCAACTAGCGCAGGCTGCTGGTCTTCGTGGCAATCCTGCGGCAGCACAATACAACACGTTTGTGAAGCCGAATATGGACAAGTACGAAGAGGTTGCCAAGGGTCTATTCCGACTCAAGGATCTTGGGGCAAAAAGGAGCGACCAAGAAACAAACAAGTTCCTTGCAATGGGCGGCCAGCTAACGGGCAATAGGTTTGATACTGGCGGCACCTCTAGCCTTCCAGATGTTGTTGACCTTCGCCCAGAGTCGGTAAAGTCAAGCAGCAGGGAGCGGGATGTTGCCGCAGCAGAGCGCATCTTTGCTGGATATGGCGTTGCGTCAACGCAAACGCCTTCAGATAGTTTCTTTAGAAATATGCCGACGACGAAGAAGCAGCAGTACGGCTCACTGCCACCTGTGCTTCCACCAGCGGCAATGGCACCATCGGTTGTTATCCCGAAAACCCCGTCTGTTCGTATGCCAGACATTATGGGGCCAGTAATGCCAACCGCTCCAGTAGTCGCCCCACCACCCCCACTGTTGCCACCGTCACGCGGCGGCGGCGTTAGGAAGTTGTAATGCCAAATATGTTTGACACGCCGTCGGCGCGAGTTGGGACAACGAAAGCAGCCTCTATTGCCCAACCTGGGGCTTCGGCAAAGGCAGTTCAGTCTGCTGGTCGAATCCAGGTGAGCATTGCCGATCCGTCAAAGTCTATCCAGAAGTCCATTGGCGATGTCAATGCTGGCTTTATTGGAGTGGGCAAGGGCTTAGTATCTGTTGCGGAAAACCTTCCATTTGTCGGCGGCATTACCAAGCCGCTCATTGGATTTGTTGGATCTATCGCTGATGCAACCATCGGTCAGGGCGTAAGCGCACTAGAGGGCATTCGCATTGGTGAGTCTAACTTGGCTCAGGCGGCAGTCAGCGCCCTAGAGGTTGTTGGCACACCGCTTGCTCGCGGTCTTGACGTCATCTCTGCTCCTGGTCGATTTGTGGAGCAGAAGGTTGCCGAAGCGCGCATCCAAAACACGCAGACTGGTAGGCAGGATCTTATCTCTGGTATCTTTGGCGCAGCTCCCAAAGAAGTTATGGCAATGGTGCAGGGCGGCGCCTCTCTTGAGCAGGCTGCCGAACATCTCGCCACAACCAATGCTGGGTATAGCGAGAACGGCCTTGCCAATCTTGGCTGGTCGTTGCTCCTGGACCCAATCAACCTCATTGCCCCTGGTGTTGGCTATGCTGCCAAGATGGGCAAGCAGGCTTCGGTCTTTGCTCGAATTTCAAAGCAAGCTGCACTTGAGGGGGTCGTTGGCGTCGCTGCAAAGGCAGAGGCAGACGCATTTCTCAGCACGTGGGGATGGGCTGGGAAGGTCCATGACGCTACGGTGAAGACGCTATCGTGGCGACCACAGATGTTTACCTCTACGCTGGCAAAAGAGGTCGTTGCTGCAACGCCAAAGGTCTACAATATGAAGACGCTTGGCGGATTTATGGATGATGTTGCTGCTGCTGGCGGTGCGGATGTTGCAGATCGCGGTCTGCGGAACTTTGCCGTAACCTCAATGAACGCGGTAAAGTCTGGTGCCGTTCGTGCCGTGACCGCAATCCGACGCTCTGGCTCAGAAGACCTTGCCAATACGATTGTCCACCGCTTCTGGGATGACCTGAGCAAGGGCAAGAGCGTAGACGAAGTGCTTGCCACTGAAGTCTATGGCGATGGAGATATGGTCTCACTGCTCAAGCGCATTGGCCTTGATGATGCAGACATTACAACGCTTGCCGCAAAGGTTGAAGAAAAGGTTGGAATTAAGCGACTAGATGAGTTGGTCAAAGATCCTGAGATTCGCAGCATTGTAGACTCCCTTGCGAGCAGGCACGCCAACTGGACAGTTGCCAATAAGGGCGCATCTATGAAGATGGTTGCCGATGTGCGCGTCAAGGCAGATTCTCGATTGGCTACCGAAGAGATGACTCGCGTCCTCTTTGAGGCAAAGAACGATGTAGTTGCTCTTGCCGCAGATCCAGTCCTTGGCGTTCAGGAGTTGACCAAGTACCTAGTCAACGGATTTGGTCTTAGCCCAGAGCAGGCTCTTACCGTTGCCCAGCGTCAGTTTGCCAAGCACGCTGGGGATACTCGTGCATTGACAGATATCCTTGCTATGGCTCGTGGTGCAAACTTCGGTCAGGCAGCACGCAAGCTCGCCGCTGTTCGCAGCCTCTTCCCAAAGGGAGACCCGTTTGCCAAGTTGACCATCACCTCACAGCGCAGCCTAACAAGGGCAGAGGCTGAGGCGACCATCAAGCGCGTTGACGGCTTGAAGGCGCAGTTGAAGCAGGCTGCCAAGGATGGCGACACTGCCACGCAGAAGGCAGTGAAGGTTGAACTAAAGGCAGAGGCTGACCGATTGGTTCAGGGGTACGATGAGTTTGCGGCTCAGTTTGGCACCAACGGACTTCATACCTACGATGAGATTTTTGAATTTCTTAACAGGGCTCCAAACCTTACGGTCCGTGAACTGAGCAAGTCACAGCGAGCACGCATTGCTGCTGAGGCCGTTAGCGATGACGCAGTTCGTCAGGTTGCCGCACTTGAGGAGGAACTCGTCGCAATGGGCTATCGCCTTGGCGTTGCTCCAAAGGACGACATTTCTCGCGTCACCACACTAGCGACAGACCACTTTGGCAATGAGAAGTTCATTGAGATGACGATGCCATTTGCCGATACGATTGACCACGTGGCTATTGACGCCATTGACAACGCTGGGGTTGCGCTTCGTCCAAGCCGCCTTGGTCGCATCTTTGATCGTGTATCTCGACCATTCGGCGCAGAGGTTACCAAGAATGTCGTGGCGGAACGATTCGTCACGCGCATGGTTGGGCAGTACGGCATCTCTGTCAACAAGGCTCGCCGCATCTTGGCTGAGGTCAATAACCTTGCCGCTCGTAAAGGCGTGCAGGCAAAGGCACTGCTTGCCGACAGCAACGAACTAGAGCGCATCTTCCGACAGGAAATGGGCGATGATTATGGTAAGATTCTGGACAAGGGCAGCACCGCTTTCAAGGAAGTGCTTGAAGCTGCCGCTGGAGACCTTTCTTCCGCTGGTCTCACAAGTGGGTTCACTGGCCGCGTCAAGGCGGTGTTCCCAGCGATTACTCTACTAACCGACAAGATTTACCCAGAGGTTCGCTTCGGTTCCCTCAACCCATTCTTCAACTTGGTCCTTGAGCGCATTGAGACGGCAACACAGAAAATTATCTACGGCATTAAAAAGGAAGCTGCTAGTGAGTTCTCTCAGGAGATCACTGGCTCAACGCTTCGTCGAGCATACCTTGACCCACGCAATGTCAACCGTGAGATTGCCGACGGGCAGTTGTACCTAGCCTCTCGTGCTAACCGCAATACTGCCGCCGCCGTTGAGACGGCAACGACATTCAAGGGTCGCGTTGAGCAAAAGATTAAGGGATGGCTTCCGTCAAAAGATTTGCTCTCTGTTCAGCGTGTTCGATCTGAGAAGGAAATCGCACGAGACATTATGTCGGACAAGTTTGCTGCCGATGAGTTCGTTGACCTTCTCAACCGTGCGGCACCAGGAAAACTGGAAGAACTGGCAATCCACTACGGCGTTTCTGACGCTAAGGGCGCAGTACAACTTCTCCTAGAAGAATACATGATTCACTCCGACCCAATCCGATTGGCGGAGTATGTTGCCGAAACTGGGGCAAAGGTTCGCGGCCTTGTCTCCAAGGAACTGGTTGGAAAGATGGGCGCAGAAGAGGCACAGGCTCTTGCTGATGCCGTTGTTGGTGCCTATGAGGTAGCAATCCTCAAGGGAAGCCGAGCTGCGGATAAGGCGCAGTATTTTGCCAGCCAGCGCACCTGGCTTGAGCGCAGCCTCAACCACCCATTCCTTGGCATCTATCCGTACTCCTACATGACGCAGAAGGCCATTCCAATGATTATGCGTCTGATGTTTGTGACTCCATTCCCATTTGGCAAGGGAAGAGTGGTAATGCCAGGACTTGGCTATGAGTATTATCAAAACTTCCTAGAGTATGCCAACAACCGCACAAATAGCGATGAGACGCTATTGGACAAGTTGCTTCAGAACGATGCGCTTCTTTATGTGTTCTCGACGTTGCTCCCTGCAACGCCAGACAACATGGGCTTCTCTGGTCCATCGTGGCTGCGTCGTGGATTTATCCAGCCAGCCCTCCGTGGTCAGGCACTTACACCTGGACAAATTGCGCCAGTGCTCACTGAGACAGTTGCCCAGTTGGGTCGCGGTACGGTTCTTGGTCAGGGTCGCACAATGCTTGAAGGGCTTCAGGCAGTGCAGGATACAACAAATGTCAATCAAGGCGTTAGCGATTTTATTCAATCAAGCGCACAGGATATTCAGGAAGCAGTCTTGAGCCTGCGCGGTAATTAAGAAAATAAACCCCTGACACTGTGTTGGGGTGGGTTGTAAAGAAGGAGAAAATGCTGTGGCTGAAGAAGTCGTGAACAGCGTCGTGGACCAGTCGGCTGAGGTAGTTGCCCCAGAGGTAGCTACTGTGCCCACTGAGAACGACGGTGATGTCGCCACTTGGAAGAAGCGTCTAGCAGGCAAGGATCAGGCGCTCACCGCTGCTAAGAAGGAACTTGATGATATCAAGTCCAAGGCAGAGGAACTCTCTCGCTGGAAGGCGGAGCAGGAGCAGGCTCAGATGACGGAGTTCGAGAAGGCGCAAGCCAAGATTCGAGAACTGGAGTCAAAGGCCGCTGCTGCCGAGCAGTCCGCAAAGGAGGAGCGATTAGCGCGGGAATTCCCTCTCGCTTACCAGTTCAACAAGGATACCAGTGGTCTTGATGAGACCTCTCGCGCTGCTGCGCTAGAGAAGTTCATCCGAGATGCTGCATCATCCAAGGAACAGGTCGAGACGGCACCCGCCATCGTTGATCCAAACAATGCGCGTCGGGCAACCGCTGCGCCAATTACTAAGCCAGATTCTAAGGGCATCTCTGAGAAGCTCAGGAATCTGGGTAATCCATTCGCTGATTAGGAAGGAGTAGCTTCATGGCTACCACAACTACCAGCACGTCGGGTTTCTCTGATCTCGTACAGGAACTTGTTTCTGCACGCGCTCTAGAGGAACTGCGCGCACGTGCTGTTCACGCGATGCCAGGGCTTTATGTCCCTGCTCGCTTCATCAAGGGCACGAACACCCTCCGCTACGCTCGTTATGCTGACCTTGGCGTCAACACGACCCCGCTGACGGAAGGCGCCCCGCCTGTTGACCAGGCTCTGACGATTTCATCCGAGTACTTCACTGCTACGCAGTACGGTTCGACGGTTGCGATCTCGGACCTTGCCAACATTGACTCGCCACATGACCTCATCAGCATCGCTGCTGAGCGCGTGGCGTATCAGGCAGTTCGCTCAATGGACCAGATCGTCCGTGACAACCTGCACTCGAACGCGGCAACCGCTGCGGTCTTCGGTGCAACTGCATCGGGCACCCTCACCCAGAACGCCGCTAACAGCTCCGTTGCTGCTGCTGGTCTCCTCAATGGCTCCTTCGTCAAGCAGATCGTTGCTCGACTCAAGGGTGCCAACGTTCCTCAGTTCGCTGATGGCACGTATCGCGCAATCATCCATCCTTCACAGGAGTATGACTTGATCAGCGATACCGCCGTAAACGGTTGGATTGAGTCGCGCAAGTACGTGGACAACACCAACCTGCTCACGGGCGAGATTGGTATGTTCGCTGGCGTGCGTTTCATCGTGTCTTCGGACGCCAAGGTCTACACGACCGCTGGCGCTTCGGCTGGCAACGTGTACGCCGCTCTGTTCCTTGGCCCTGACGCCTACGCAATTGGCGACAGCCAGACCCTCCAGAGCTACTTCGTAGCCCCTGGTGGCGACCACACCGACCCACTCGCACAGAAGGCGCTGTTGGGTTACAAGATGCGCTTCGGTTCGCTCCTCCTCGATGAGGCAGGCGCCCGTTACCGCGTCGTCAAGACCCAGGCCACGGTCGGAGTCTAATCGGTCGGGACGCCGATACCCCCACTCAGTCCTAGACTGGGTGGGGGAGTCCCACTAGAATCAACGGAGAGGCACCTAGGAGCCACTAGGAGCCACAAAAAGGGTCAAGGTGGCACTTAGCCACAAGAGGGTCGATATGCTGAAAGTCCTAGTTTGGGGACACGTTGAGGAAGGGCCATGTGCCTACTTCCGTGGTCACCAGTTTACCGAAGAACTCAAGAAGCTCGGCGTAGAGTATCGCGGTCTGAACAAGGTCGGAATGAAGATCAAAGAGGGCGGGGAGAAACTACTCCTTCCCGAAGCAGTGGCTAAAGGCCTTGTGGACTTTGACACTTCCGATGTGGACTGGGCAGATGTCGTCGTCTTCCGTCGCTACTACAACACCACAATTTCCTGCAAGGATGAAGCGTGTCCATTCGTGACCTTCTCCTACGCAGAGGCAATGCAGCATGAGCACGGCTGGAAAGAGCGCGACCTTATTACGCGGCTCCTCTGGCCCACCTTCCAGTACGCCAAGCACGGCAAGGCAATCATCTACGAGACCGACGATGACCACTTCAACATCCGACCGTGGAACGGCTACATCAAAGATGTAGTACCAGAGTACCCAATGATTGAGGCAATGGCCAAGCGTGCCGATTTGCTCACCACCTCTACCAGCACCATTGCTCGGCGTTACGCACGGTTCAATGACAATATCCGCGTCATCAAAAACGCCATTGACCCCGACTTGTACAAGCCAACGGTTGATCGTCCAGCAGGGGACAAGCCACGGGTTGTCTACTACGGCAGCACCGCTCGACTCCGAGACTACGCTGGATACCCAGAGGGACCACGCAACAAGATTGCTGGCGGATACGCTGGCAAGGCAGTGACAGACCTTCGCAAGGAACTACAGACCGTCTTTGTCGGAACAAATCCTGGAACAGAATCAGTCGTAGCCCAGTTCTTCCAAGAGCAGTATGGCTACGTTGAGGGCATCCAGAAGTTTTGCGAGACCCTTGCCAATACCCACCCAGACATCGGCATTGCCCCACTGATGGGCGATGACTTTGACCAAGCCAAGTCTGAACTCCACTGGCTTGAGTACGCCATGACGGGTGCCGCCTTCATTGGCGAGCGGTTCCGTGGCGATGGTCCGTACCAAATGGTCCGCGAAGGGGTAGACGGAATGCTTGCCCGTGGTCGCGGCGAATGGTACGACGCAATGAAGAAGCTCACACGCAGCAAGGATCTACGAGAACAACTCGCAGGTGCGGCGCGTGAGCGTGTGCTAAAGGAATATCACTACAAAGATCGAGCAAAGGAATGGGCTGACGCCTTCAAATGGGCAGCCGAGAATAAAGGCAAAGGAGCCAAGATCGCATGAGCACCACATTTTCCAGCCTACTCACTTCGCTGCGGCTCTCCCTACGTGACCCTAACGGGACCACGTGGTCGGATGGCCAACTCGGTGAACTCATCAACCGTGGCATTGACGCCATTGGCGATGTCTACCAATCAGAAGTAATCCAGTCCACCGCCTTCACCCAGCCAATCAGCGGCTCGGTATTTAGCGTTGCGCTTACCACGGTGACGTGGCCAGTGCGCGTTGATGTTTATGACAACAGCGGGAAATATCGTGAGACGGTTCGACCCTCGTCTGGCGATGGTCCCGATTCGGGTTGGGAGACGCATGCAGAAATCTTGTATCTCCCAACCCGCTACGTCCTTGCGGTGGGAACGGGTACGCTCAACATCGTTGGCTATGGTCCGTGGACGCAGATCAACACCGCGCAGACCAGCTCCATCACCAACCTAGACACGACCGCGCAGAACGCCGTCAAGGTCTTTGTTGAGGCAGAGGCGCTCACGATGCTTACCTTTGACCGAGCGCAGTACCAGCAGTGGCAGGTCTCGTCTGGCTCGTCAGACATCTCTGCCCTTGGGATGAACAACCTTGCCCTTGCTGCCCAGCAGCGATGGCGCCAAGAGAAGAACCGCATTCGAAGATTCCGTAAGGGAGGCTGATCGTGGATTTCAACAGGGAAATCAAGATCGCCACTGGTACGGCGACCTCAGCGTATCTCAATCTCAACAGCATCACGACCGCACCCACGGTCGGTACGCCATTCAGTGGCTATGTGCTTGAGAGCGTCGCCTATGCCAATGCTGGCGTCAGCGGCTTCATGGACTCTATTGCCCAGCGCGACGGCGCAGAGGCCAACATTGCCCTGCTTGGAACCCGCCAGATCCAGATGATCGTGCAGGTGTACGGCTCGTCATCTGCCGACTTCTACGACAAGCTTAACGCGCTCAACTCGTCGCTTCAACCATACCCGTCATTCGCCACGAGCGATGATGGGTTTCGTGCGTTGGACTTTGACCAGGCAACAGTAAGCACTAGCCTCTACACCAGCGGGTTCATCAATATGAGGATGAAGGTTCGACCAACAAGTATCCCAACCTATAACCTCAACAACGACCTAGTGACTCCACGGACAACAGACCGTGGTATCTCCACCAAGGCTGCTATTTCCCTCATGGCAAAAGACCCACGAAAGACTAACCAGACGGCAACCACAGGAACCATTAACGTTTCTTCATCTTCGGCAACGACCACGACGCTGACCAACAATGGCAACTATGTGGCGTACCCAACCTTTGTCTTTGTGAATGCTGCGACGGACAGCCGAACGGCAACCATCAGCACCAGCGCATGGACGAGCGTCATTACGCTCCCAGCGTCCTCAACCATTACCGTCAACTCCGACGCTCGGACGGTAAAAATTGGAACTACTCTGCGGATGGATTTGGTCACCACTGGAACGACCAGTATGCCCTATCTGCTTGATGGGGCAACGGTCATCACGGTGTCCGCAATGGCCTCGGTCACTGGGACATTCAGCTTCAATGAGGCGTGGCTGTGAGCGATCAGAAAAAGTTTCGCCTTACGATCTGGGACTTTTCGATCAGCGGCTGGCGCGGAACGCAGAAGGCAGTTGTCTACGATGCCTCTGACATTGGCGTAGAAGAGAACGCAAACGATGTTGGGTCTGCCTTCTGGACACTGAAGAACGACCACCCACAGATTTCCGAGTTTGTTCCTCTTGAGCGCCACTACGAGATTGCCCGATGGAACGACAGCATTGCCACCCCACGATGGGAGTTTGTTGGCGCAGGTGTAATCAACGACTTCAACGCTACGGAGTATGAGACTGTCTTTGCTGGCATTGACTACAAGGCAGTAATGAATCAGGTAACGACCCCACTAAGCCAGATTACATTTGCCAGCGTTAGCCCCATCAACCCTAACCTTGCCACGGTTCAAAAGACGACCATCTTTAACTCGACCGACGGCGTTGAGGGAACCGACCAGGTGTTCGGTGATTCCTTTGACGTCAACGGCAGGGTGAACTTTAACGTTATTACTGCAATGACTGTTTCTGCGGCGACAATCTCTGCCATTGCCAACACCACCAAAACTATTAGCATTACCTCTGGAACATCTACATATACGGCGTCGGTGCAAACTCCATATTTCCAGTTGACATATAGCCTTGAATGGACTGGCTCAACGTCGCTTACTGGTGGAGCTACTGGTACTTTCGGCGGGGTTGCTTTTACCAATGGATTCCCTAACACCCCAAGAATGCGCGTGGCAATCTTTGCTTCCCCACCAGCAGCGCAAGACCTTGGAGACCCGCCCGTAGGCTCCATTGGCCGAATTGCAGAATTTAATGTCAACGCTGACTCATCGTCTGGGGTTAACCGATTCAAGTCCCAGAACAAGGTCGTTGATATCTTGCCGTTCTCGGCGCGAGAGGAACTCTATACTGCGCTTGTTGCGGCTGGTGCTGCCTCGGCAACGGTTGCCTCTACGCTCATTGAAACCCCTACTGGTTCCACAAGTAAGACGGGAACACAGACGGTGTACGCATTTAGAAGCGGCCTGACCTACACCCTAGACCTCTATGCTGGAATCTATGCTGCGTTTACCACCTCTACAAATAAGTGGTACGTCTCTCCATCAACAAAAGCAAAGTCCACCCAAGAGGCAACCCTTGGTCAGGGGACTAATAGTGTCGTTGATATTGTACAAAGAGTTTTCAACAACGTTGCTACTGGGGCAACAAGCGGTCGACTCAGGTACTCCACAATGTCGGTCATCAACAGCGGCAGCACTGCAACGACCCATACCGTATACAGTGCGGGTGAGCCGTCTTTGCAGCACATCGGTGATGTCTGCGATATCGAGATGGGCGCAAGAACCGACGGCGGCAAGGTCGTCTTTGGCATTGCAAAGCCAGCTCCTGGAAGTTCATACGAAGGAAACTTTGAACTGAGGGTAAATGTCTCAAGCAGCCCCGTGACCACTGGTCCAGCATTGAGGTATCCAGAAACCATTAAGTCATACTCCTACGCCCCTGGCTACGCAAAGGTCAGGAACGACGTGACGGTTATCCCGACCGAAAAGTATCTTTCTGGTTCTAGTGGTCAGGGTACTGGCGCAAGCATCATCGGGGCAACGGCATCTAACTCGTCGTCTATTGCCCAGTTCGGTCGCATTCCGATGGTTGTGGCGAAGGGTGGATTCGTCAACTCTCAGTCCGCCACCAATGAAGCCTCTCGAATGATTGAGCTATACGGAACGCTGCGGACTAACACCAATACTTCTATCCTGAACTCAACGGTCGTGCCGAAGAACACCAAGCAGGTCGGCCTCAAGATTGCCGTAGACGGACTTTATGTAAACAGCAGTTGGGATGTGGGCGACTCCATCAATGTGCAGATCAAGCACGGGCTGGTAGACATCAACGAAGCATTCGTGATTGCTGGCTACCGATGGTACGGCGAGAGCGACGGTCACGAGCGGCTGGAGATGGACCTTGTTCAGGGTTCTTCATTCGCCGCATCGTACAACCTTTCAGCCGCCGCGCCAGATAGCGGTGATACGGGTGCTCCATCAGCCGTAGGCGCATCATCGTTTGGCGGCAATGCCGTGCCACGCTCTCGAAAAAGTACGACACCCCGAACAACTACAACGACCACGGCTGTTAACATCCCAGAGAGACCAATCTATCGTAGGGGAGGTAATACTCTCCTATGACAGGGAGCCAGTTCACCACGCTCCTCAACGCCATTGAGGATGTCCGCAAGGACCTCTCTGCCAAGCTGGACACCATTGAGGAGCGCCTCAGAATCGTCGAGGTAGACCAGGCTAAGGCTTCCGCTATTGTGGAAAACAACAATGACCGCACCATTGGTGTACAATGGAAACTAGGGATCGCCGTGTCCGCTGTGGGCGTGGTGGCAACCCTGATCGTAAGCCTATTACCGTAGGCTGGGAGTATACATGAGTCTAGAACAGGACATCCACGAGCTTCGGCAACTGGGCCTTTCGTTCTCGATTATTGGTAGCCGTGTCGGTCTTTCCAAGGATCAAGCCCAGAAGCGATACCAGAAGTTCCTTCTTGAAAACCCCCTCCCCCACACCCCCTCCCCAGAGGGGGACTGGTCTTCTTTAGAGGGGGATCGGTCTTTTAGAGGGGGTCAGGTTAAGAGAGATACCCCCCCTTACCCCCCCAAGGTCGAGGATCTTATCACACCAGTTGAGCCAGTGCAACTAGACTACATTCCAAGGATTGGCTCTCGTGAGGAAACCACGAACGAACTGGTTGTTGCAGCGGGGGACTTCCAGTTCCCCTTTGAAGACCCAGAGGTCTACGCATCCTTCCTCACCTTCTTGGCAGCAGAGCGACCAGATCGCATCGTGCTGACGGGTGACATCCTAGACCTCACGGCGGTGTCGGCGTATGACCGAGACCCACGGCTAGGAATGCCAGTGCAGGAAGAACTCAACCACACACACCGACGGCTTGCTGAGATCCGCGCATCGGCTGGGCCAGAGGCGCAGATCTTTTTCTTGTACGGCAACCACGAAGCTCGCCTCTCCAAGTGGCTGGCAAAGCGTGCGCCTGAGTTGGTGGGCATGACCGACTCCGAAGGTCGAGAGATTCTCTCGCTCGCAAACCTGCTTCGGCTAGACACGCTGGACATTACGCCGTGCCTTTCCGAAGGCTTGGCGTATGCTGGGCCAGAGCACTTCCGCTCGTACTACCAGATTGCCCCAGACCTCATCTCCACGCACGGGACATACTCCCGTAGCACAGGCGGTGGCGCAAGCATCCTGCCGATTGTGGACGCCGCTGGTGTCTCCGTCGTCGGTGGTCACGACCACTCGCAGGGCGTAGCGTTCAAGACGGTCGGCGGCTTCGCTGGCATTGAGCAGCGCCGCACCGCCGCCATCTCCACGGGGATGATGTGCCGACGGACGGAGTTGGGCTACCTTGCCCAGCACCAGGTCAGCCGCTGGGCTGCTGGCTTTGCGGTCATCGAACTGTGGGGTGAAGAGGCTGGCCAGTGGCAGCCTGACTTTGCATCGTGGACAGGGACGGAACTGGTGTGGCGTGGAAAACGCTACCAGCCCAAGAGTGTGGTAAAGTAATCACAACAAATCCATAACGAAAGGGTCGAAATGATTGGGGTCGTAGGTACTGGGCAAGTAGCCCAACACGTTCTTGCAGAGCTGCGCCGTCGGGCGCTGCCACATATTGTCTTCTCACGCTCGGCTACGCCTATTGGCGAGTCGGGCGTTTCTGTTTTGTACACGGAAACAACCCTACCTGACTTGCTCAGGGAGCACAAGGTGACGAGCGTCATCAACTGCGCGGCGCAGCGGGACATCGTTGCCTGCGAGAAAGATCCAGGGTCGGCGGTTACGGCGAACGTTGTCTTGCCAACGATCATTGGCCAGCACGTCCGTCAGGTGTACATCAGCACCGACTATGTTTTTGACCGCAACGAAGAGTGCCGCCCACTCACGGAGTTCACCGAGAGCAAGGGCGCACTCAGCATCTACGGCACCACCAAGTGGAAGGGTGAGCAGATGGTGCTTGCCAACAACGGTGTCGTGGCGCGGATCAGCAGCCCATGGGGGCTGTATCCGTCGCCGTTCAAGCCACACTTCGCTGACTTTGCGATCATGAGTCCAAACACACTAGACCTACCGAATGACCAACACTTCAACCCAACGTACCTGCCCGATGTGGTCGGCACGATGGTGGATTTGGCAATCGACGAGCAGTACAACGGCATCTACCACTTGGTCTCCAGCGGCAGGACGGACTGGGCAGCCTTTGCTCAGATTGCTCGCAGGTTCCGCAAGAATAAGCAGAAGGTCACTGGCTCCGCTCGCAACGACAAGACGCGACCGAGGCATGGTGCGTTGGTAAACGGCAGGCTCCTACCGTTCCGACATTGGATGATTGCTATGGAAGAATATTGCAGGGGCCAGTTGGCTGAAGAAAGGATCAAGCGATGAAAGCACTGATCGTTGGACATCGTGGCTACTTAGGGCCACTCGTCGTCAAGCACCTCAAGCGTGGCGGCGTCACCGTCCACGGGCTGGATGAGGACTGGTACACTGAGACCATCAACGAACTGAAGGGAGAGCATATCCCTCACAGCGAGCGCAATGGACTGGACGCACGGCTGGTCGACCTTGATCCGCTTGGCTCCTACGATGTTATCGTCTGGCTGGCTGCCGTCTCCAATGACCCCCTTGGCGAACTCAACGTCTTAGACACGCAGTGGTCTAACTACGAGCAGCCGATGCTTCAGGCGAAACGATTCTGGCACGAGAACCCATCAGGCAAGTTTATCTACATCTCGTCGGCATCCGTCTACGGAGCTGGTGAAGCCCAGCCATCTACGGAGTTCTCACCAGTTAACCCGCTCTCTGCCTATGGTCGCACCAAGGCAGCGATGGATGCGTGGTTGCTAGGTCAGGATCACCACCCATGGGTGTCCTTGCGCCTTGGCACGCTCTGGGGTGAGTCGCCCAATATGCGCCGCGACCTGGTAGTCAACGCCTTTGTCTGGGAGGCCATCCACAACGGCGTGATCAAGCCAGCGTCGGATGCCCGACGACCGATCCTTAATGTGGATGATGCCGCGTGGTGCATTGCCCTTGCCGCCCTTAGCCCAGCCGTCCGTGGTATCCTCAATGTCTGCTCCGAGAACATCACGGTCTATGATCTGGCCAGTCGAGTTGGCGATGCGCTCGGTGTTCGTGTAGAGTACGGTAGTGGAGACGGCGACCGTCGTGATTACCACATGGACAACTCACGAGCGTTGTACAATCTGGAGATTAGGGAGGGCGAGTTGAAGACAACACACAATCCAGACAATCTGTGGCGCGTATCTCATTGCTTGCGCCGCTATGATTATTTACCAACGCGCACGGATATGTACAAGAAGTTGCTGGGCGAATGAACGTCTCGCAGGTTCTTGATGTCGCGCTGAAGGCGAAGGCTGAGGTCGGTCGACCATCGGCTCGCCGCTGGCGTGGGTCACTTCTTGGGGCGTGTGTTCGCCAGCAATGGTACAACGCCGAGAAGGTGGAGCCAAGCAACCCATTCCCTGACAGCCTGTACCGTGTCTTTGAGCGCGGCCATGTTGTTGCCGATGTCCTGAACCGAGCTGGTCGGGAAGCCGAGCGGCTCGGTCTGCTGGAGTCCTTCCGAGAGGAAGTGCCGCTGGTTTGGGACGAGTACAACTTCTCTGGCAACGCCGATGCCGTGGTGCTCCGCAAGGATGGCATCAATGAGGTCTGGGAGTACAAGTCAATCAACAGCCGTGGGATGCAGTACCTCAAGGGCGTCAAGCCAGAGCACGCAATCCAGGCGTCCATCTATGCGCATATCTTGGAGTTGCAGACGGGTGACCCGCACGAAGCCCGTGTGGTCTATGTCGCCGCCGACAACTTCCAGATTGTGGAGTACACGCTGGACAGGGCGTGGCGCGATAGAGCTATGAGGGTTCTTCGTGTGCTACAATACTTTGGTGAGCGGAAGCCGCCCCGTTTGCCGTCCCGCAAGGGAAAGGATATGAAGGCGGAGTGGCCCTGCAAGGGCTGCCAGTGGTTGAAGGAGTGTAGAGGATGACGCAGCCAATCAAACTCGCGGCGAAGATCGCCAAGGTTATGGAAGCGGTCGGGTACGTTGCCAAGACGGGAACGAACTCGGCGCAGGGATACAAGTTCGTGCAGGCATCGGCAGTTGCCGACAAGGTGCGCGAGCAGTTGTCAAAGCTGAGCGTCTCGATGACGCCAACCAACATTGATGTGATTAGCGAAGGGCTTACGCCAAGCGGCAAGCAGGCGTTGCTTACCCTCCGCTTCACATGGACGCTGACGGATGGAGAGACGGGGGAGACCCTCTCGTTCCAGTCCATCGGCACGGGTGCTGACTCAGGCGACAAGGCGGCGTACAAGGCTGCCACTGGAGCATTGAAGTACGCGCTGCTCACTGGCTTCCTCATCCCAACGGGTGATGACCCAGAGGCTGACATCGCAACCGACAAGGTTTCGTCGGCGGCGAAGGCGTTGTTTGGGGATCAGGAGCGAGTGGCTCCAGCTCCAGCGAAGAAGGTTGAAGTAGGGGAGTTTGATTTCTAATGACTGAGAACAAGCGCGGCCCACAGGTCGCAGTTGATGTATGGCTTTCCGACAAGAAGGAGCCGAAGGAGAAGACGTTCCAGAGCGGAACGACTGCCATCGAGTTCTTCGCCAGCCGAAGCACGGAAGAGTACACCACGTGGCGTGCGCTTCCACGCGAGGGCAAGCCAGAGGCTCCAGAGAACAAGTATGTCTATGTGACGCTCACCGTCTTTGACAAGAAGACACAGGAGCATCTCTACAAGATTTACTACAAGGTGCAGGAAGCCCGCGCAAAGAATCCAAACGAGAAGCGACCGAACCTGCACGTCACGGGCGAGCTACGCAATGCTCGCGTCTATGAGGGCAAGTCGTATGAGGACATCACTGTCCGAGACTGCTCGCCATTGATCTGGACTCCTGCGGAGCAGGCGTGATCTCCACGCCAGAGAGCGCAGTAGCAGCCGCTACCTGTGCGCTGGCGCGTATCTCGACATTCAAGTCTCAGGGTCAGCACAACGAAGGCTGCTCGTTCTGCAAGATTGACCCAAGAGACCTCTGCCGAATGGTGGCTGAGTTCATGGACAACTCCGCGAACACGGCTGCCATTCGGCTCTACGAAAACAGCACGTCACAGAAACTGATGGAGTCAATGTGGCAGTAAAGAAGCAAACAAAGCCAGAGGGGAGGAAGGCCGCAGCGTGGCTGAGTCCCGTCTGCTCTGAGTGCGCCACGGACATTGAGAAAGAAGGCGACGCAATGAAGGTGAAGCTCATCTTCTGGGTTCCAGAAGGTAGGCGCACAGGTTGGCGTTGGCAGCATCGAGTATGTCCGAAGAGATAAGACGCGACGGTCGGTTTCTAGACGACAATCTAGAGCTGATCCAGCGGGAAGATGTCTGCTGGGCTGCGGATACCAAGATGTTCCGCGTCTGGGCATTCCTCTCTCGTCGCTACCTTGACGAAGGAATCAAAGCCCCAGAGGGCTGGTTCTTCCTTCGAGAGACCATTGAGAACAGGGTTCTCAACAAGCAGTTGCTTGAGGCTGGAGCCATTGAGTTGGGCGAGAAGGTCAACCTAGGCGACGGTCGCAGAGCACAGACAGCGAGGTTACTCCGTGGGTAAGATGAAAGACCTAGCCATTGACGAGGCTAATCGAGAAAGGGAAATGTTAGAGAAGTACGAAAAAGATCGGTCAGTTCGTGGCAAGCGTGCGCGTCAGCGCGGCAATGCCTTTGAGCGCGAGGTCGCTGCTCGACTGAACGGCAAGCGCACTGGGATGTACGGCGGCAAAGACGACGTGCAGGCTGGCGTGTTTGTGGTGCAGTGCAAGGTTGGCCTCTCCTATCCAGAGCGTCTGGATAAGTGGCTTCGTGAACTGAAGCCCAAGGCTGGGCAGTTGCCTATCCTTGTGGTGGGAGATTCCCCTGGTGCTGGCACACGGCGCAGGGCATTGGCGGTCGTCGATTTTGACGACTTTGTAGCGTGGTTTGGAAGGGTGGAAACAAGTGAGCTTTGAACCGTCGATCATTAAGGGAAGCGTTCATACGGATGCACGCGGGTTCTTTACCGAAGTCCTCAAGGACTTTGGCTTCCGACAGATCAATATGAGTTGGTCAAAGAAGGGAACGGTGCGCGGCATCCACGCCCAGCGTCAGATGTCTAAGGCTATGTGGCTCTCATCTGGCAAGGCAACCATCTTTGCAGTCAACCTTGATCCAGCGTCGGCGCTCTTTGGCAAGACCATTGCTGAGGAGATGACCGCTGGCGACGGCAAGGTGTTCTACGCTCCGTGGTGGTGGGGTCGCGGCTTCATCGCCCACGAAGATACCAGCGTGGTCTACGCCACGACGGATGTCTACCGACCAGAGCACGAGATTGCCGTTCGCTACACATCAATCCCAGAGGTCGATGCCATCGTCAAGGCAACCTCCCTGAACCTTATCGTGAGCGAGAAGGATCAGTCGGCAAATGTCTTTGGAATCATGGACACGATCAAGGCGCTCCAGGAGTGGAAGCGCGTTGGCGATGAGATTGCGTTCGACGAAGAGTGAGCGTCTCATATAGGAAGAAGAAGCCCGACGCGCTGAGTGTCTCTCAGCTCTGGCTTCAGGTCTATTCCATTATCTTGTCGGCGTTAGAGAACACGCCAAACAAGGAATCCATTGCCGCTAACGCGGCCAATGCAATCGTAAAGGAGATCAATCTTGGCGACTGAACCATTGGAAAAGGAAGAGTACACGGCAACGCAGGTAATCCGTCAGTTCATCACTTCGCCAGCCACTAGCCCATCAACACGGATCACGCTGCTTTACGGAGCTGCTGCCGCGCTCGGCTCGCTTGCCCCGTTCCCTTTCGGTGCGCTGGCAGCGTTTACCATTGCCATCCTTGCGGCTGACCGCAAGAAGTGAACTCTGGACTTGAATGTCTGACCTGCAAGGGCGACATCAAGCCATCACGCAAGAAGCCGTATCGGTTGCAGGAGTATAGCCTTCGATTGTACGAGTGCTTGAAGTGCAACAGGAAGATGGCAGTTGCGTCGTTTGTTGTCGGCAAGAACAAGGCCAGATGGATGGAGAGGATATATGAAGAACACACCGAAGACCCAGGACTTTGAGCAATACTTTACTACCCTCTACGACGAAGCCAAGAGCATCCTTGTAGAGCGACAGCGACAGTACGGCCCAGCGAACATTGAGTCGCTCGGCGTACCTGGTGTGTTCTCCCGCATGAGCGACGACAAGATGAGTCGCGTCAAGAAAGCTCTCAACGGTTCGGTAGTCAAGGGGCGCGTCGTCCTCTCCGATGCGTCCCTTGCCGAACTCCAGCACCCGTCGGTACGGGATGCCCTCATTGACTCAGCCAACTACGCGCTGATTCTCCTTAGCCTCATCGACGGGCAGTGGTCACATCTTCAGATTGACTACGAAAACCCCGATGCGGGGTATTGATCTAGACTCTCTGGAAGCAGGTCTAGAATCGCTCCAGAGGGATCTAGGAGCCACGGAGAGCGCGATTTCCACTATGGGTAGTGTCCTACCCCTACTATCCCCACACGAGCGGCAGATTGCCGCTGTCGGGGTTCACCTTGCATTGGAGTTGATCCGCCGTGAGCGAGCAAGACCAAGAAATCAGGGAACTATTCCGCGCTAAGGCCATCGCGGAAGGTAAGTCCCTGCGCCAGTGGTGCCGAGATAACGGCATCATCTACGAGACCCTTGTCGGTCGAGAGATCCCCTCTGACCTGCCGCTCTCCGCAATGCACGACCACGCTGGCAAATACTTTGGTAGCTGCCCAGCCTGCGAAAAAGAATGACCCCCACCTGTCGTGCGGTACAGGTGAGGGTCGGAGGTCGGGTAGGAGGGCCACCCGATCTGATAAATCATAACACATCAATCGTCTCGGTAGGGAACCTCATGGTCTTCAGCAAAGTCAGCCGCATCATCCATCGCCCGTAGCATCTTATCGTGCTGGTACCCAGCGTCGGCTGCGATGATGCGATTGCCAATCCACTCAGCGACTGGGGCTACCACCCCGTTGCCGCAGCAGCGGTATCGATGACCGTCTAGTTTATCTGGGAGAAGCTCATCGTCATCTGTATGAGCCACTGAAGACTTCCTAAGCACTGCTGGCGCCCCTGCGCTCAGGGTCAGAGGGTCAGCCACGTTATTGAACTTAGTTGGTTGGCGGCTGTATGCGCTTGGGAATGAGATGATGTCTTCGGCTGAGGAAACCAAGGTCATTGATCGATGGCTGGTATCTGCTGGCCACAGGGCAGAGAGAGAGTTCGCTACCTCCACCTGATTGATGGTGAAGTTTCCAGCCTTCTCATCTACCCGTGTCTGGTACGCCACGACTTGCTGATCGTCCAGCCGTCTGGCCAGCCCATCAGCCGTTCGCACTCCGTCGGTGTCAGTCGACGTACCTGATTGACCTGCGACTTCTCCGAAACGATTGCTTCTAAAGCCATTTGAAGTGTTGGCGGCAACACCTTGCCCCTGCGTCCAGCTCGTCGCAGGATGCCGCTCGCAGCCTTCGCACTCAAAGAGTACCTCTGTGGCGCGGTCGCGCTCAAAACTTGCGACAATGAATACTCTACGCCGTCGTTGGGGGACTCCGAAGTACCGAGCGTCCAAAGTTCTCCACGCGACGCTATACCTGAGTTGCTCCATTTCATAGAGAAGCCTTCCGAAATCAGCGCCGTTGTTGGAACTGAAGAGACCAGGGACATTCTCCAGCACGATCCACCGAGGTCGGTATCGCTCCACAAGGTCGAGGAATGTGAAGGCGAGTGAACTTCGCTTGCCTGCAAATCCTGCTCGCTTGCCTGCGACACTAAGGTCTTGGCAAGGGAATCCTCCTGACCAGATGTCTGCGCTTCGCCAACTATCATCACCTGAAAGCTCTTGCTCGCATTTGCCCTCAGACTGTTGATCGGTTTGTCTGATCTTTCCGTCCAGTTTTCGTCCATTGAACTGGCTGGCTCGAATGCTTTCTGTACCATTTGATTCTCCTAACTCTTTCTCCGCAAGCTTCACAATGTCGCCCAGATTCGGAGCGTCTGGGAATCGCTCTGCCAGAACGCTGCTGGCGTATGGGTCAATCTCACAGACGCTGACCGTCTTGATCCCAGCCCGTTCAAAGCCAAGATCAAGACCGCCAACGCCAGAGAAGAACGATGCGTGTCTCATGATTTCTTATTCTTTCGAACAACAACGAACACTGGAGTATCTTCTCCAAGGTATGCACAGGCTACATTGAACTCAAAGAACTCAATAGCCTTATCTTTTGAAATGTTCTGCTGGCTCATCAATATCTGAATACACTTGTCCTCGTCATAGATCATTAGTTTTTTACCGCATTGTCGACCAATCCCAATGATTGCTTTTTCAAATCCATCCGCCATTAACATATTACTCATAAATCCCCCTCACTAAAGGTCGTCGTCGCCTTGACGAAGACCAGATCGATCTCCCCAGTCGGGCCATTGCGGTGCTTGGCGAGCGACAACTTCACTCGCTCCCGTGCCTGCCCATGCTCCTGACCGTTCGGTCTCCATAGTAGCATAACCAAGTCAGCGTCTTGCTCAATCGCACCAGAGTCTCTGAGGTCAGCCAATCGCGGCTGGCCTCCTTCTCTATGCTCGGCTGCTCGACTGAGCTGCGACAGGGCGATGACTGGCACGTTCAGCTCACGAGCCATCGCCTTTAGCCCACGGCTGATGTCAGAGGTCTCGACCACGCGGTTGCCCTCCTTCGTCTGCTTGGTCGGCATCATCAGTTGCAGATAGTCCACCACGATGAGGTCAAGTCCGCCGTCCGCCGCAAGCCGACGCGCCTTTGAGCGCAGGTCTACGGGCGAGGCGACAGGGCTGTCGTCAATGAAGATCGCCGCCGTCTCTAGGTGGTACACCGCCGTGGCGATGCGAGCCAAGTCCATACCCTCTACGTCGCCGCGTCGGATACGGAAGATGTCCACGCCAGACACGCCAGCCATGAGGCGGGTAGCCAACTGATCCTTGCTCATCTCCAACGAGAAGATCGCCACCCGCTTGCCCTCCTTGATGGCGGCGTGCTGCGCGATGTTGAGTGCCATTGCCGTCTTGCCCACGCTAGGTCGAGCAGCCAAGATGGTGAGGTCGGACTGCTGCCAACCCCCCGTCATCTCGTCAAGGGCGGCGAGGCCAGAGCCTACGCCCCTGCCGCTGCCCTTGTTGTGGCGAATCCAGTCCAGCTTAGACACGGCATCCTGCACGAGCGAGGACATACCAGCGAAGTCGGACTTCTTGACGGAGCGAGCGACGGCATAGATCTCCGCCTCTGCCTTGTCGAGCGCCTCGTTCGCATCGGCTGGGTCAGCGTAGGCAATCTCCGAGATGCGGCTCGCCGCAGCAAGGATACGCCGCAACGTCGCCTTTGTGCGAACGGAGTCGGCGTACTGGCTGGCGTTGGCACTCGTCGGGGTCATCGCCATGAAGTCGGAGAGGCACGCATAACCGCCGACATCATCGAGATGTCCGCTTCGAGCCAACTCCTCACCAACCGACACCACGTCAAGCACGTCGCCACGCTGCTGCAAGGCAAGGATTGCCTTCCAGACATAGCCGTTGCTTGGCTTGGAGAAGTCCGATGGTGTGATGTCTGATGCTAACGACGCAGCGTCTGCGTCAATAAGGCACGAACCGATGAGTCCTACCTCAGCTTCTACGCTTCTTGGTGGTTGCCGCATTGCTTGCCCCCCTTCTTGCTTGCGATGAATCTTCACCATAATCAACGGCGTGCTCTCGGTCGAAGGCTGACGCTGGGTCAAACGCCCTGCCAAAGAGTTTATGCACCGCTTGTGGGTCGCACGCCTCCGCCGCCAGAAGCTCACCAGTTTCGTACTCCGTAGAGAACTTATCGCGTGAGGAGCGATGACCGACTGCCGACCAGAGGCCGCAGGTATCGCAGGTGAGTGCCATCTCATAGTGCAGGTCTAGCACGGCACGCGACCGCCTATGACCCTTCTGGACAAGTAAGTATACACGATTCTCCGCCTCTAAGACGGCTTTCACCCACGGCTCGTAGGAATACTTGTTCGTGCCAACCAGAATCTCGCTTGGTCGAGAGGCAATCCACACCACGCCTTCTGGCGGCTGATCCTCAGAATAGCCGTCGTTCTCATGCGGGTGCAGGTCGCCGCCGTCGTTCACCTTTGTATACGGCGAGTTTACCGCTTCCATGATGAGCTTCATCGCCCTCTGCTCATCGCTGTGAACCTTATCCTCCCAAGCCCGCGTCTTGGCTCGATACCTAGCCCGCCTTTGGGCAAGGTATTTCTCCCTGTTGCGCTCTTGGTAAGCCCGTAGTTGGGCTAGGCGCTTCTCCTTATTCTTGTAGTAATACGCTTTGCACTTCTCTGCATTGTTCACTTTGTTGCCATGCCCATCGCGATGAGCAAGATCATCAGCTTCGCCATAAACCACAAGTCATCTTTCATGGTTGGCTAGCCTCAAAGCAATCGTCGCAGAGGTCTACCGATTCCTCATAGGCGTTCTCAAAGCCGTTCCAGCCGTACTTAAAGGGTCGAGGCTTGACGTTCTCATGCTTCCACTTTGGGTAGTGCTTGGTGTTCTCGCAGGTACGCTCCTCCTCAGCCTCCTCAGCCTCCTTGTGCTCCTGCTCAAGTTTCTTACGCAAGGCCTTCTTGACATCAGCAGCTACCTTCTTGTTGCTGCTGCTCACGATAATGAAATCATCAAAATCTCCGCTCACTTGACCACCTGATACACCTTTCCCGCGATCTTCGCTTCGACAATCGCGTCTGTTGGGATTGACTTATACATAGCCGAGCGTGGCTCCCAGACGATCATGAGGTTCATGGACTCAGGATCATACGCTCGTGCTCCACCCTTGAGGTGCTTCTTGACCCCCAAGCGGCAGGTCATCGTGCGCTTCTCGCCCGTGCTGCGCTTGGTGAAGACGATGGTAAAGAATCTCCCCATCGACTTCTTGATCTTCTCAAGCAAGGCCTCGGTGCTGACGCGGTTGTCATGCTGCTCCTCATCGGGGCAGCGCGGCGTAGCGTCGGCTGGATAATAGGCTGCGGCCTCAAACATCTTTCCGCAGTTGTGGCAACGGTACTCTGTTGTGAGCTTCATAGTTTCCCCTCCTCTCGTGCGGCCTCAACACCAATCTCCTCGTGTGTTGAGATAGCCGCATCTGCTGCTGCTTCTTTCACGCACTTACCGACGTGGAAGTTTCCCCAATCTAGCGGCGAGTACGGCTCTCGAATATCAATCGGAGCACCGCACCAATCGCAGGTAAGTTGGTCAGTGGCGCTCATGCGTGCGCCTTCTCTTTGTGGTTCTCGCTGAATAAATCCCGCGTGCATACCTTCACGTCAGCCTCTCGCTCAAGGTTGTAGACATACAGCTCCACGTCGGCAGTTTCATCTAGCACGGCGATGTCCCGCACCAGTTTCCTTGCCCAATCCTTCTCAAAGACCTTCCAAGCAACGCTATAGCTCCGAGCCTCGACGATGATCCCAGAACCGAAGCGGCCTACCTGATACCGCTCTTTATTGGCAGGATCATAGCCAAGATCACGAAGCACCGCCTCGATGCTTGTCTCAACGATGCCGCGTGCGACATAGCCCATGTCTACGCTGATGTAGACCTCTGCCGATGCGCTCATGAGATTGCACCCCCTACTGCTACCCCTGCGAAGAATACCGCCAGCGCCGCGCAGGTGATAGACACCCGACGCCAGAAACGCCGTCGATTATTCCAATCTTGGTACTCCTGTGCCGCCGTCAGGATCAACTGCTTGCGGAGCTCCTTACCTGTCTTTACCATGCTATTCCCCTCTCTTACTATGTTGGCAAGCGCCAACTACACGATCCTAGAATACCCCCTATGTATTTGTCAATACCCCCGCCGTACACCTCCCAACTCCTTAGCCCCTAACTCGCTGACCTCGACGTACACGATGCCGCGAGAGAGCGGGGCAAGCTGCCTAAATAGCGCAGGGCTTAGGTCAATGACGCGGCTCGCGCTATTCCACGGCTTTCGTAAGGCCTTCCATGCGCCGTGGCAATAATCGCGCACGACGGCGATGACACAAGTTGTGCCACCGCGTACACACACCCGCACGCGGTACGGCTTGGCGTAGTAGGTGAACGTGCCGACGGCGGCATAGAGCACAAGCTCGCCGCCTCGACCGCCCTGCTCGACGCTCTTGTAGGGCGTGCAGGTATCGGTACGCCCATACACCGACACCCCTTGCGGGCATCGTGCGCCGTACCACGTAGCAACGCCAGACATAGGTACGCCGTGCGGCGTGCGGGGCGGCTCCTCAGCCCCCCGCACGCCGTCGACGTAGCTCAGCATGATGCACGC